TTTTATCGTAGTCATATTATCACCGCAGAGATTGGAGGATTTTCTGGTTGGATAATCAAACTTGTCAATCCAGCAAGAGCATCTGGAAAATCATCCCTATCTTTTTCATTTTCGTGATGAATTTTTAAATGTCCTCTAGGAGATTTTTCAAATCTTAACATACTTAATTGTTTATCACATTCTTTAACATAAGGAATTTTAATCCGTTTATTTTCTGCTAATAACTTAAAAAGGGTATAGATTCTTGATTTATTTTCAACAGAAAATTCAACAGGCATAGCCATTATTCCTAATTGCTCAACCCTTTTAGTAAAATCTTCAAGGCCTCTTCCAACACCAGTATTATCCCATCCAACCATCGCAACCATTTCAGGACCCACTGTTTTAATCAAATTCTTTAAATCTACATCAATCATCTCAGTATATGGTGTTTGTGAAGGATATTCTTTCATTTCATAAACATAAACTTCATCAGCCCAATCATCTTCACTTTTAGTAATGGGTATACCTATTACCCTTACAGTTCTATCCTTTACCTTAGCCCAATCAAAAAATATATAAATTGGTTTTGTGAGTATTGAAGGTAACATTGAAGCTCTCTCTTCTTGCATATTTTTCCTTTCAGTTAATGTCAAAAAACCACCTTCTGGAGACGTAAAGATCGCAAGGAGTGTTGAATCAATCTGCTCCCTAGTCAAGTTTTTACACAGTCTATCAAATTCTTCTTTGGTATTGGTTGGACAATCCAAAAAATTAAATTTATATCTATTGAAATCATCATCGTTCCATAATTCCCACCCAATACCTTGTTGACCATTAGGATTACCAAAAACCACAATCTGTCCTTTTGTTGTATAGGTTCTTGGTTGAAGAATCTGTTTAAAAAAATAATCTCCATTATCATAAAATGGCAATTCATCTGGAAGTAATAAGTCTACAGCATAACCTAAAGCTGCTTCTGTTACGGGTGTACAAATTATTCTACTTTGTTGAAGTTCTTTCATTTGAGTAAAAGTTTTATCTAATTCCTTATCATAAACTTCCTCTTCATCAAAATGTCTAAAATAAATTTCTGTTTTAGTTTCAGACTCTCCAATATCATATTTATAATCTAATCGAGAATTTTGTAGGAATTGTTTAATCTGCCTTAAAAGATCCTTTGATTGAGGAAGTGTTCGAGAAGTCATCAAAACTGTTTTTCCAGGATAAAGAAGTGCAAAAGTAATCGCCTTAAGACAAAGAGCAATCGATTTCCCTATTTGATTTGCAGCAGCAAAAAATACTCTTTTATGGGAATCATTAAGGATTATATCTTGATAAGGATAACATTTAAATCTTTTCTTAGGATCTTTAGGATCTCTAAAAAATGCATATGCATATATCGTAGGATCTAATAACATCTTATAGACTTTCTTTTGTTTTGCAGGGTCTTCAGACTCCAGCCACTTTTCCTTCAAAACTTTATCCCAAGCTTTAAATTTAGCAGCAGTAGCTTGTTCCATCTCTGGCGTCACGCCATCAATTAATATTCCCATCGTTAATTTTTCATTGCTTCACGCATTTTAGCAGCAATTTGACTATGAGTTACTTTATGTAAATGCAGATTAACACTCTTGTCTCCGTGTAACGCTTTTTGAATTTTTTCTAAAATGTTATTATAAGATTCAACCCATCTTCTTGTATGATCGCTTAAAAAACCTTTTTCTTCCATCTCTTTTTTTATCCTATCATCTAAAAAGATTTTAATCTGAACAGCTAATCTTTGTTGGGCCTGAACAGGATTTTGCATTTGTTCAAGTAAATCCTTAAATTCTTTATCTGTGATTTCTTTAGATTCTTCATCAACCTTGGAGGGCTTAATTGCCGCAACTTTATCAAATTCCTCTTGACTTATCTCATCCATTTATTTCCCTCCCTTCTGATCAATTTCCTCTTCGCTTTTGCAAAGGATAACCATAGACGTTTCTCCAACTCTTTTAATTTCAAGATTTAAAAAGTTCCCTTTTTCCCATTCTAATTCTTCAATCATATTAAGTGGAATGTTCACACTATACACAAGACTTCCATTTGATCTTTTAATCCGTTGTAATATTGGCATTTTTTATTTCTCCCATTTGACGAACAAACCATAAACACATTTTATTTCTTAAATCCTCCCTATTTTTACACCAAACAAATTCAATAGGATATCTGCTAGTGAATGTTTTAACAACCTTTGCTAAAACAGCTGGCTTAGCCTTTAACCGACATCCCCCAGGAAATCTCTTTGAAATAAAAGTTTTTTTGGGACATTCGACAAAAACAGCAAAAGATAAATCTTTCTCGATTGCTCTTTGTATCTCCGCAGCAAATCTTTTATGATGATGAATTAGACTCCCATAAAGGTCAATCCCAGACTTCCTCTCAATATGGGCCTTATTAAAAAGTTCATCCGTTGTGTAATCTCCCTCATCTAATTTTTTAACTTCTACCACAAAATCCATTGGATCCCACAAAGGCTTCCTTTCTCTGGAATCTATGATAATCATCTTAAATCGGATGTCCTTTAGTTTCTGGTTCATAAAATGCAACAAATTCTGCTTTGAATCTGCTGCTTAAATCTGTCCCAATTACATCTTCTATAATCCAAGCACCTACATGTGCAGGAGTCGGCTTATTAGCCATAAAAGGTGTTTGTCCTTGGAAACATCCTGCTTGAAGTGATTGAACATTTCTAAAACAAGGCATATGATCTGCTTTGTGATAATGTCCGATAAATACTGCATGAGGTTTATCCCCCCCTGCAATAGCTTCAACTATCTTTTGGGATTTATAAGATATTGCATAAGCTGTTCCACCACTTGGGTGCATTAGCCTATATTTTACTAAACCATTTTTAGTCTTGATAGTTACTGTTGCTATCTCATCATCAAGATATTTTAAGTCTGGTCTTGTCATTTGAATTATTTTTCCGACATTAGCTCCTGTTTGTTTTGTATAAGACAAATCATGATTTCCACAAATAAAGTGAGTTTCCAAACCTTTAATTCTTGGATATCTTTCCTCTAATTCATCTACTTGCTTTTCTAAACCAACAGCATCTTGTTCAAATTCCTGACCCCTATAAATTTTGTGTCCATCTAAAATATCTCCACAATGCAAAACAGTTGTTATTCCTTCTGATTGTAATAGTTTATAAAATTCTTCAAGTGCATCATATTTAGTATATAAACTTCCAATATGTGTATCTGAAACAACTCCCAATCTAATTGTATTCCCTTTGGTTTCAGGCAACTTATAAACTTTATTTTTTCTTGAAAAAGTATCTACTATCCTTTGCAATCTTAAGATTTCTGCATCCTTTTCTCTTTCCTGTTTCATCTTCTTAGTTTCTGGCTTTTTTGCTCTTTTTTTTCTTGGTTTCATTTTTATACCCATTATAATTTAAATTTATTTAAATACCCCATATTTTGATTTAACAATTTCTTCTACTTGCTCATCGCAAACAGGAAAAGCAATTTCTATTTTTGTTTTTGGTTGTCTTTTTTTCATCTCTTCAACAAAATCATAAATTTCCATAAATATATAATTTCTTCTAAATTTACACATTCTTGCAAATATTGGTCCTTTTGTTGGAATCCCAATAAGCTTTGCTTCTTCTGTTGCGAAATCAAAAGCATAATTTTTAATTTGTCTAATTTGTTTTTTTCCTAATTCTGCTTCAACTAATTGCTCTACTGTTTTTATTTTCATTCTCCTTTTTTTAATCTTGCTTGATATTTCTTTTTTTCCATATCAAAAAATTTATGTTTTATCTCTACATAAACAGTCATTGGCTTTGTATCTTTTTTTCCAATAAATCCAAATGTTGGGTCTACAATATAAGTTTTACCTTTTAATTCATATTCTAACCAGCTATGCATTTGTCTGTCTGAAAGAGTTCTCATTCCAAAAACTTCTCTTGTTTTTATTCCTTCTTTTTTTAATAAATCTTGTAAATAAAATGCTTTATCTTCACAATCTCCTGTTTTTAGTTTCTTAGTTTCTTTTGGAGTTTGCCAATAGTCATTTGGAACTTCTTCTGCCTTGTATTCAATTGAGCAAGCTTTATGAAAACTATTCATAAATCTATCTGTTGCACAGCCAACTAAACTTATCCCTGCCAAAATCATTATTAATGTCTTTTTCATTCTTTTATTTTTAAATCTCCGAAGAGACTCAACAGAAAAGCATTTAACAGACAAGATAAATTGCGAAACATATCTTTTTTCTGCTGAGTATTATTTTTCATTTTAATCAATCCTATCATCCAGAGAGTAAGTATGAAACATTACACCCTCTCTTATTTTTTCTTCTGCCATCTTGAACATAAAATCTTCAATCTCTGGGTCATCAAATCTTGTTAATATTTTTCTTGAGTGATATCTAATCCATTCGTGTTTTTCTCTTCCGTCTGTAATAACTGCTAAGACAGGTTTTCCTGCCAAATTGGCATAAACCATTTCTTGAAAAGTTCCAATGCTTTTATTTCCATCAATTACTGCCAAAATTCCTCTTCCAGAATAAATTGCATCTAAATCTTTATTTACTACTTCTCTAAAATCTTCTTTAAATTCATTTTCTTCATGAGTATCTAAAAATCTTCCATCATCCCCTTTGCCTAAATCATAGAACGGATTCATTAATTCAATTCCTGTTTTTGCTTCAAATTGCAATTCCCATTCTCTTACATATTTTCTTGAACTACAAGGGTGTGCTAAATACCACTTAATTTTTTCTATTTTCATTTTTTTGTGTCTTCATCATGCTGTTTTAATTTATGAAATCCGCCTTTTAACCAAAGCAAATACATATAAGTCGCTATTTTTAATAAATCTTTCTCTCTACCAAAATTTTTATATCTTCCTAAGTATTTCATACAAGTTCCCAAAACCCAATCAATACCTGTTTCTCCAGGGAATATTTCACATATTTGGTCTGTAAATTCTTTATTATTATTTAACTTATATTTATTTCCACCATGCATAAATTGATTTTCAATTAATTTTATAAACTTTTTAAAATTCTTTTTCTTTTCTTCAAGATTTGTGTTATGATTATTTAAGTTCATTTTCTTGGAACCCTTGCTTCCCATTGTGCTAAAATTGTATATTTTGGTCCTTTTTGTTTAATTATGTAAACTGAATAACCATCTTGATATAAAGTAACATTGTGAGAAATACCTACAATTTTTTCTAAAGCATTAACTTCTTTTTTTCCAATTTTTCTTTCGGTGTTTAATTTATCCATTTTTTACCTTAAATTTATAAACTCTTATAATGATTGCTCTTGGACAATCATAATTATTTGGGTGATGCCCTCCATTAAAATCATATTTACAATTTTGACATTTACCATTTAGTCTCCTAAGGCAATCTACTTTTCCTTCGAGGTTCTTGAACTTCTCCATTTTCTATTGCCTTTAGATTTTCATAAGGTGAAATTACTCTTGCATAAAATTCTTGCTTAATACATTCCAAAACACCCATAGCACGATTATAATTAAAATATTTTGGTTCATATAATCTTTTCATAACAGAAGTAACAACATAATTTAAATGACCATCAGTCGCAGTAACATCCAAAGATTTTAATTTTGCAACAAGTCCTGCTATTAATTCTTCGTATTGTGGCCTATCTTCTTGTTTGATGTAAGGCATGTTAATCCTCTTCAGAACTTAAGATATCAAAAGTTATATCCTCTCCGGATTCATCTTGAAAGATTTCTTGAAGTTCTTTCATAGCTTAAATAAGTATATACTTCTTTATAAACCTTACGATTATATTAAGAGTATATACTGCCCTTAAATTAATTAAAAAATATTTATTGCCTTCTCACTCCAACCCCCTCTTCCAAACTTCACTACTCCCCCGTAACGATTATTTATTTATTAATTTCTCAAGAAACCGAAACATTTAAAAACCTCTTTTGGTATATTATATCATCTTATTGATAATGTAATAAGATAACAAAAGAGGAACAGATGACACAAACAAAACAAGGGTTAATTAGTGGCTCTATGATAATCAAAGGATTTAATTTAAATAAGAAGGTATTATCTTAATATGGTGGCTTTTAATGGCTCTTATATGGGTAGCTTATTGGGTAGCTTAAACACCCCTAATAAAAGCCCTTTATGTCATTCTAAACCAGTAACTTTAGAAAAGCAAAGAAAAAAAGAAAAAAAGCAAGGAAAAAAGGTGGATTTCAAAAAAAATTTAATACCGAATAACTCAAAATCAGGTATTTATTTATTGATAAACCGAAACGGAAAAATTTTTCTGAAATTCAGCAAAAACTACTATTCACTAATAACAAAAAAGGAGGTTTATCGAGGATAAAAATCCATTCACTACTATTAGGTATTAACTTTCAATATCAGCGACAATATAATAGCAAGGAAAAAAGGTGTGTATATACTGCTCAAATGTCTTTGTATGATGTTGTCGCTGATATCAATACCTAGTATGCAATAGTAGTAAAAAAAAAAGATTGTCTAAATAAATAATGACAAAAAAAACAAATCAAGAATTTAAAAAAATAATTAATATAAAAAGTCAGTTAAGCAAAGAGATTTATATTAAGTATTTGGAGAAGATTATCAAGATTTTGCTTAAATATATTGAAAGGAGGGTATAAAGAAAAATGATAATAGAAGAACTTGACGAAAGTTTATTTATAAGTCGTTTTGAGGATTATAAAAGGGTTATAAATTCTAAATGGGAAGGGGGGAATTTTAGTTATGAGGGTTTAAGGGCTTTATTTCAATATTTAGAAGAAACAACAACTGAAGAAAATCCTTATAAACTTGACATTATTGCTTTATGTTGTGAATTTTCAGAATATAAAAACGGAACAGAATTTTTAACTGATTATCCAACAGAATTAAAAAAAGATGATTTTGAAGAAATTGAGGATTTTTGGGAAGCAATAGAAGAAGAAATAAACGATAAAACTACTTTAATAAAATTCGGAGATGATTTAAACGAGGGTTTTATAATACACCAATTTTAATTTATTTATTTTTTTATTTTAAACGATCGGGTTACAAGAGAACCTTAAAAACTCTTGAAATACAAAGGAGAAGAAAAAGAAAAATGATAAATAAAGTTATGAGGAATTGTGATAAATGTGGAAAGGAAGATAGCATAAACTCTATTAATGGGTTATGTCAAAGTTGTGAAGATGAAGAAGAAAAAATGGAAAGAGAGAAAATAAATAATATCCTTAAAAATGGTTTATTCAGTTGGGAAGATGAAAAAACCATAAGTTTAGATGGAACTAATTATATTGTAGAAGTAAAAGAAAATTAAAAAAAGGTTACTGCAAAACCTTAAAATTGCAGAAAAAAAGAGGCATTAAAGCAAAAATGGGAAAGATAAAATCTAACAGGGACAGGGCTTATTTAAGGAAATTAAAGAAACCAAAAAAATATTGTAAGAAATGCAAAATGATATTAAAGGAACAAAATAAAACAGGATTATGTAAAATCTGTTATAGAGAATTTATAAGAGAGGAGAATATAAAAAAATGAAAAGAGAGAAAATAAAAAAAGCACTTTTTGAATATTCAGAAGAGTATGGTTATGGTGATGATTTAAGAGGGGCTTTAAGATCTGCTATTCAGATTTTAGATTTAGATTTGAAAAAAGCAAAAGAAGAAATTGAATTTATAATTAAATATGAAAAATGAGATTTAAAGACATTTTTAACCAAATAAACGAAATTGAACTCACTTATGACTTTAAACAGGTTTCTTTTGAAGCATTTTTAAAGTTAAAAGGTTTTGAGATTATTGACGAGGATTATATAAATTTTGAATATTCAGACATTAAAGCATATTTATTTGTTAAAATCAAAAAAATAAAATGAAAGTTGAAAAAGTAAAAGCACAAGAAGTTTTTAAAGATAATAATAAAGGATTTGTATTTGGTTTAATGGAAAATGCTGACTATGGGAGTTGTAGTTATGTTGAATGGTTTAAAACAGAAGAAGAAAGAGAGAGAGTAATAAAAGAAAATAAAATGGTGGTGACTAATTAATTTATCTTTATTTTCGTATTGTTCGGCGAAATTAAAACAACAGAGCAAAACAAAAAAGGAGTTAAAACATAAATGCAAGATTTTAAAAGTTGGTTCAAAAAAGAATTAAGTAAAGATGGGGAAAGTGTCAAACTGATCATAAAAATAAGTGATGATTTACAAGCACTTTTAAAGAAATGTGTCATTTCTGAAGATGCTTATTTTGTTTGTTCGGAAAAGAAATATAAAAGATATAAAATTAAATCTGTAGTGTTTGCTGGGCTTTATTCTTCATATAAAGAAGCACTTTTCATAAAAGAATTAATTGATGACAAAAAAACATCAATTAAATTGAATAATATGGATAATTGTAATAGTGCAATCTCTGGATTAAAAGACGACATAGCATCAATCATTAAAAATTTAATTACTGCCGAAGTAGAACAACAAATTACTTTTAAAGTGAAAAAGGAATAAAAATGATTGGTATAGAAATTGAAGGAATTTTTAATGGCTCTCTTGTCAATTTTAATAGGTGTAAGTTTAAGAATTGGAAAATTAAGGAAGATGGCAGTTTAAGGGCAGAAGGGGAATTTGAAGTAGGATTTCCTAAAGAACTAATAAGTGTGCCTGTTGAGAGGAGAGCAACTTTTTTTAAACAATTAAAGGAATTTAAAGATGAAATCGCCCCAAATGGCGAAGAATTATTTGATATTGTATCTTTTAATTCTACTTGTGGGTGTCATATTCATTTTAGTATTAAAGAAAGATTGATAGCAAATAAAATTTGTTCGGAATTAATAAAAGAGTTTAGAGATGATTTTTTTAAAGGATTAAGAGAATTAAACATTACAAAGGGTGTGGCTACAGATATTATTGCCCATTATTTTAGAAAATACTCAAAAAAACAAAGGAATTATAATAAATTTAATCATTATGGTCATAATAGAAGATATAAGGAGTTTAATAGATTAAGCGAAATGGATCATAAAGGTATGGAATGGCGAAGTTTTAACTTATTAGGTGTTTCGACTTGGAAAGATTTTTTTACTATTTTATTGTATGCTTATGATTGTATAAATAAACTCTTAAAAAGATTAAAAAAAGGTTATGAAGTAAAGCATAGAGCAACGAGGTTTAAAGTGCCAGATAATTTTAAAGATGATGAGAGAGATATTCAAAGTTTTGAAGAAGATAATGAGGTTATAGTGCCTTTTCCTAATTTAAAACCTATTAGAAATATTGAATTACCAAAAGAAAAAGGGGAGAGAGAAATAAATGTGTAACATTAATATTTTAGTAAAAAAAAGAAATAAATTTATAGATGTAAATCTCTTTAATACCCTCTCTCTTTGTAGTTTCTCACAGAATAGTGATGGCGAGGGGATTTATTTTAATAAAAGCGATTTGCTTGTTACTTCAGAAAAGAAATTGGAACTTATAAATTATCAAAAAGAATTA